AGGCTTAGACTTAGCTGCTACACGAGATTTTAATGCATTCGTGCTTTTATTTCCAGATTCAGACGGGCAAAATTTTGATGTTATCTGTCATTTTTGGGTACCAGAAGCCAGGGCAGCGGAAAAGAATACCGCAGCAGACTATAGTTTATGGGCCGCACAGGGGTTTATACATTTAACAGAAGGAAATATTGTAGATCATAGATATTTAATGACGGACCTTGTGAAAATTTGCATGCAGTACCAGATGAAATCTATAGGTTTTGATAGGCGATTAGCTTACACTGGATTAATACAAGGCTTAATGGAAGAGGAATTACCTTTAAGAGAGTTTGGGCAGGGGTGGCTTTCTATGAGCGAACCTACAAAAGAGTTAGAGCGATTGGTTTGTACCGAAAGAATAAATCATTTTGGGAACCCTGTATTGCGCTGGATGAATTCTAATATAGAGTTAAAAATAGATCCAGCAGGCGGAATTAAAATAGACAAAGGCAAGTCTGCAAACAAGGTAGATGGAATGGTCGCCTTGGCTATGGCTGTTGGCGTATACTCAGAGCCTTTGGATGAGAGTATATACAACACACGAGGAATTAGAACTTTAGAATAATGAGAAAATATCCTGAAAAAGTATTAGAGCTCTTAACAGACAAGGGTTTTGATGAGCGGTTTGAGTGTTTTATGTCCAAATTTGATAGTTATAAGGAAGCTTATGAAGCTGTAGAGGGTATAGTGTTTCAGTGGTTTAGCTTTAGAAGATACTCCTCATACGAGTCGTATAGAGTAACCCGGAGCAATAGAAAAAATAAGGAAGTAAAAAAAGATAAAAGCCTAAAAAACAGAACATAGAAACGTAATATTGTTACACTCAAAACATCCTTTATAGAGGTAATTTTCGTGCATTAAACTTTGTAATGCATGAACGTTTTAGGATACCATATACCATATACTAAGCGATCTTCCTCTAGTAGCCAAATAGACTTTTTACGTCCATCTACATGGGCAGGATTGTTTTCAAATGAAACTTCTTCTGGTGAAAGGGTAACGCCTAAATCTGCATTAACTTTTTCTGCAGTGTACTCTGCAACAGCTATAATTTCCGATACACTAGCTTCTCTTTCTTGCGCTGTTTACCAGCGAGATGGCGAGAAAAAAATGGTTGCCAGATCGCACCCTTTACACAGTCTTTTACACGATAGCCCTAATCCTTTAATGACCTCGTTTGTGTTTTTTCAAACACTACAAGCGAGTTGTTTAATATATGGAAATGGTTATGCATTAATACACCGCAACGGATCTGGTAGACCCGAAAGTTTAGAATACTTACACCCTGACAAGGTCTCCCCTATCCTCCATCAAGGACTTATATACTATAAGATAGAAGGTATAAAAGACCTACTACAATCTCAAGACCTTATACATGTTCCTGGCTTATCGTACAACGGTTTAAAAGGGAAGGGAGTTATAGAGGTTGCCGCAGAAAATATAGGCTTAGGCTTGGCTGCGCAGAGTTACGGGGCAGAGTTTTTTAAAAACGGAGGTAATTTGGCGGCTGTACTCGAAACCGACAAGATTTTAACCGACCCTGGTTTAGAAAGAATGGCAAGTTCTTTTAAATCATCCATCAGCGCAAAAGGGGCTAGAGCAGGAACAAAAATACTAGAGCAGGGCTTAAAGTATAAAGCCATAACCATTCCACCCGAACAAGCACAGTTTATACAAACTAGAAAATTCTCCATTCAAGAAGTTGCCCGATTTTTTAAAGTTCCGCCGCATTTAATGGCAGATTTAGAGCGCGCTACCAACAATAATATAGAGCACCAGTCTATGGAGTTTGTGCAGCACTGCATACGACCCTGGGTAAAAAGATGGGAGCAAGAATTAAACAGAAAGCTCTTTAGAGACGATGAAGCTGGTAAGTTTTATTTCCGCTTTAATATAGACAGTCTTTTGCGTGGAGATGCTAAAACTAGGGCCGAGTATTATAGTAAAATGTTCTCACTAGGAAGCCTGAGCCCAAACGAAATACGGCGCAAAGAAAACTTAAACGATGTAGATGGAGGAGACAGGTATTACGTACAAAACAACTTAATCCCCACGGATTTAGTGGACAAGCAAAAACAACTGCAAGACAACTGATATAAAAGAAGTAAAAATGAATAAACCCGACATAACAAACAACTCCGATCAAGAACGCAGATACTTAAAGTTTGAGCCCTCTAATGTAGAATACCGCGGCGAGGGCGACGACAAAAAGCCTTATGTAGTAGGGCACGCCGCTGTGTTTGATAGTTTAAGCGAAAATTTAGGTGGATTTAGAGAAACGATAGAGCGCAATGCTTTTGACGATGTTTTAGAGGACGATGTGCGTGCATTATTCAATCATGACCCCAACCTTATACTAGCCAGAACAAAGTCTGGTACATTAAAACTAAGCTTAGATGAGAAAGGCTTGCGATACGAATTTGACGTACCAGACACAACTACTGGGCGTGATTTGCTTGTCTCTTTAGAGCGACGCGATGTAAGCCAGTCTTCATTTGGTTTCACCGTGGAGCAAGATAGTTGGGATAAAGATGAGGATGGTGTTCATATCCGCTCCATTTCCAAAGTAAAACGTCTGTTCGATGTTTCACCAGTTGTTTACCCAGCTTACCCATCCGCAGATGTAGCTAAACGCTCTTTAGCTGCGGCAATTCAAACCCGCAAGGCCGAACAGGATCCCCCTGTTTTAAAACTTGATATGTTCAAAAAACGAATTAATCTATTAAAACTAAAAGCATGAAAGCAAAATCATTGCAATTAACAGAACAACGCAGCACTATAGTAGCTGCTATGGAAGCAATCTACAATGTAGCTGCTACGGAAGACCGAAACTTAAGTACAGAAGAGTTGACAAGTTGGGAAGCTCGAAACACCGAAGTAGAAGATTTAGACCAACAGATAAAAGTTGCGAAAACTATGGAACGTGAAGCTGCACTTCTTGCAGGAGGTGGCACACGTTCTGGAATTTCTAAAGCGGAAGATAGAAACTTAGAAGACTTCTCATTCTTAAAACTAATTAGGAATAAGGCAAACGGCAATTCAAACGATGGTTTAGAGGCCGAAATGATTCAAGAGGGAGAGAGAGAGGCCCGAGGCATGGGTAAAAACATTACAGGCTTCGCAATTCCTAATTTAATTTTAAACCACCGCTCTATTTTAAACCACAGCACAAGAACTACGCTTACTGCTGGTACTGCGGCTACCGCTGGTAACCTTATACAGGATGGTAAATTGTCTTTTGTAGAAGCTTTAAGAGCTCAACTGCAAGTTGTAAATATGGGGGCTACCTTAATGACAGACTTACAAGGGGAAATGCCTTTTGTTATTCAGGACGGAGTTACTATAGCAAACTGGGCAGCAGAAAACGGAACATCCCAAGAGTCTAATCCAACCACTACCATAAAGAATTTAACCGCAAAAAGACTAACAGCTACCGTGCCTTATTCAAAACGATTGTTATACCAATCTTCTGTTGATGTAGAGGCTATGGTTAGGCGAGAATTAATTTTTGCAGAGGCGCAAACTTTAGATCTTGCCGCTATAAACGGTACAGGGAGTTCTAATCAACCTACAGGTATTTTAAATACCTCAGGTATTGGTTCTGTTTCAGCAGGTACAAACGGCGGAGTTCCTACTAAAGCCCTTATCGATGAGTTGGAAACAATTGTATCTGTAGCTAACGCTAATGTAGGTACTCTAGGTTATTTAACAAACCCAAAAGTAAGGGGTAAGTTAAAAAATACAGTTGTAGATGCTGGTTCTGGAAGATTTGTGTGGGACAGTACTTCTCCAATGGAGTTAAACGGTTACAACGCACAGGTAACTACAAACATGCCGTCTAATCTTACCAAAGGTACCGGAACAAACTTGTCCTCTATTATCTACGGTAATTTTAGCGACTTGGTTATCGGACAGTTTGGTTCGGGCTTAGACCTTATTATTGATCCTTACACCTCCGCAAAAGATAATATTGTGAACGTGGTAATGAATAGCGAATACGATGTTTTAGTAAAACGCCCAGAATCGTTTGCTGCTATGGTTGATGTAATTACGGCATAGTATCTTAAAATAGGGGTGGTACATAAAGCCACCCCTTAATTTAAAAATAAGGAAAATGACAAATACTATTCTAGTAAAAGTGGTAAAAGGCACCTGCGGATTAGGTTTCGGCTATTTAGCAGGTTCGGAATACCAGCTTCCAGAAAAATTAGCCATTAAGTTTATAAACCAGGGTATTGCTTTGGCTGTGAGCGATGAGGTAACTGTTTCTGAAAATGAATTACCAGCAGATTTTCCTGCCTTAGAGATTTTACAAGAAAACAACTTAAATACCGCAGTGAAAATTAAAGTCTTTAAGGATTTAACGAGATTAAAAGGAATAGGCGCTAAAACCGCCGAGCAAATTTTAGAAGCACTTAAATAATGACCTACTCCTATACAGATAGTAGTGTGCAGGTGGTTTCCTTGGCAGATGCAAAAATGCAGTTAAGGGTAGACGACACCAATGAGGACAGCCTTATTACCAGTCTTATTTTGGCGGCTACTCAGCATGCACAATCGTATTGCAATAGGTTGTTTATAGACACTACTGTAACCGCTTACATGGACGAGTTTCCAGACACCCCAATATTGCTAAAAAATGGTCAAGTAAGCGCGCTTACATCTATAAAATATTTTAGCACACTAGACACCGAACTCACTTGGGCTACTACAGAGTATGAGTACGATATTAAAAGCATACCGGCACGGGTAGCTGTAAGGTCTAACAAGAGTTACCCAACAGTGGCCGAAAAAATGAATGCAATAAGCTTGGTCTATCAAGTAGGCTGGGCAGATGCTTCGCAAGTTCCTGAAGCTATAAAGCATGCACTCTATTTAATTATAGGCAGGCTTTACAACGAAAGAGAGGACAGTGTTTTTAGGCTACCTACAGCCTCACAAAACTTATTAAACTCTTACAGGCTAAACTACCTATGAAAGCAGGAGAGCTAAACAGAAGAATACAGGTACAGGAAAAAACCGTAAGCAGAGGAACATCTGGGGGCGAATCTTTTGCCTGGGCTTTAAAAGTAAGCTTGTGGGCTATGGCCGAGGATAAGGGTGGAAAAGAAATGGTTGAAAACGAAGCATTGATTACCACACATCTTATAAACTTTTTGGTAAGGTATAGAACCGATTTAGATACAGAAATGCGCATTGTATACGCTACAAAAGACTACGAAATTATCTCCATAAACGAAATAGGTTTTAAAGAGGGATTATTAATAACCACTCAAAAAATAGAATAAGCATGTTAAAAAGTACACCAGCAAATGCGGTAGCTATAACACCAAGCGATACAGTAGACTTAGCCAAACCCTCTTTTTTATATGTAACCGTGGGAGGAACTTTAAAAATAACTTTAAATGGAATGACAGACGGCACTTTTATAAGTGTAAGCCCTGGAGACGATAGAGAGTATGCCTACTTAGTAAAAAGAGTATGGGCAACGGGTACAACTGCAACAGGTGTTATTGCCTTATTTGATTAAGGTATGGCTGGCGATGGATTTATAAAACTTCAAATTTCAGGAATAGATAAGGTTGATAAAGTGTTGTCACGCTTACCTGATAAACTTAAACGAAAAGTTTTATTAAAAATATTTAGAAAGTCTGCAAAAACTACCGTTACAGCGGCTAAAGCTGCCGCACCTAAAGATACGGGTACTTTAAGTAAAAGTATTTCAGCCTTTGTAGGTAGGTCTAAAGAATACCCAACTTTATACGTAGGGCCTAGAGTTAAAAAACGCCTAATTAAAAAGGTTAACAGAGCAAATAGAGGGCTTAAGGGTGCTAATAAAAGAAAATTGTCGCATTACGGAACTGGAGGCTGGTATGGTCATTTTGTAGAGTACGGGATCTCAAAAAACAGAAAAAGGAAAGGAAAGGGTTCCACAGGTTCAACTAATGCAGTTCCGTTTATGGAGCGTGCAATAAGCCAAACGCAAGCAACTGTAAACACATTTATTTCAAATGATATTATCCAGTATGTTGAAACAAGCGCAAAAGAATTAGCTAAATGATAGGAAAAGCAATTTACGACATTTTAAGCAACAATGCAGAGGTTACCGCTTTGGTGGCTACTAAAATTTACCCAGTAATATTACCTATGGGAATAGATTTTCCTGCGGTGATTTATAGAATAGTTGATACCGACCCTACAGAGGTTAAGCAGTCTTTAGTGCAAGAAAGTTACAAGGTAGAGCTTTTGGTGGCAGAACAAACCTACGACGCAGCGGTAAACTTAGGCGAGCGAATTAAAACAGCACTAAACAGAGTTTCAGGCACGTTTGCGGGCATAAAAATACAAAGATGTAATTACACCTCAAAAAGCGATGAATTTGACAAAGACGACAACTTATTTATACGAACCACTACATTTTTAATAACCCAAAACCTTTAGCATGAAAGTACAAGCTTTAAAAATAACTACTATTTGCACTGGGCAAGTAGTGGCATCTGGTAAAAAGATGAATTTACCAATAGACGAGGCACAGCGCTTAATAGATAAGGGCGATTGCATATCACTAGAAAAAAAAACCAA